CGACGCATTGAACTGGGCGTCAATCAGCGAGGACGAGTTCAACCAGAAGCTGGCAGCATGTTCAACCGAGCAGGAGCGTCAGCAGCTGATCATCGACACGCTCAACAGCTCGTACGGTGGACTGGCTGACTCCTACATCGAGAACAACGCCGCCGTCATGGCTGTCAACGAGTCCAACGAGAAGATGATGGACAGCCAATCGAGGCTTGCGGAGAAGATCGCTCCGCTTCAAGCGGCCTTCACGTCCCTCGCCGCTGACGGCATCGGGTTCCTGGCTGACCATTTGGAAATCATCGCGCCTATCGCTACGGCGGCGGCTGTTGCCATCGGCATTCTTGCCATCGCCCTTAACTTCAGCGCGATTACAGCAGCCGCTACAGGAGCCATTACGGCATTAAGCGGTGCTATGACAATCTTGGCGGCAAATCCAGTCGTGTTAGTCGTGGCTGGATTGATTCTGATCGTCACTACGTTCGTCACTCTTTGGAACAACTGCGAGTCGTTCCGCCAGTTCTGGATCGACCTATGGGAAGGCTTGAAGGGAACCGCTCAGAAGGGCGGCGAGTTCTTCTCGGCAATCGGCGCAGCCATAAGCGGCACCGTCACGAACATCGCCACTGCCGTCTTTAACGCATTCGGCAACATCTACAACGCGATAACCAGCAAGATCGGCGCGGCGCGTGACTTCGTGGGCAACGCCATCAACGCGATGAAGGGGTTCTTCAACTTCTCGTGGTCGCTCCCGCAAATCAAGCTGCCTCACTTCAGCGTTAGTGGCGGTCAGGCTCCGTGGGGATTCGGCGGCATGGGTTCGCTCCCGAAAGTGTCAGTCCAGTGGTACGCCAAGGCAATGAACACGGCGATGGTTCTCGACAGCCCGACTATCTTCGGGTACGGCAACGGCTCTCTTCTCGGCGCTGGCGATGCTGGGCGCGAGGTCGTAGCGGGTGAAAGCCATCTCATCGGACTCATCGGAAACGCCGTGCAGAAGGCGGTGTCCAACGTATCCAACCATAACGAAGTCAATGTGACAGTGCATGCGGAGGGTGACCCCGACGCAATCGCAAACGTCGTCGCATACAAGGTGTTCAGGGCGATTGACGAAGCCAATACGAGAAACGGGAGGTGATAGGTCTTGGCAAAGTACACAAGCAACATCAACATCACAAGCGCCCGCCTTGCGGACGGCTACGTGGACGCATGGCTGGTATCCGAGACTGACACCACCGCGACTATCGGCTGGGAAATCGGATGCCGTCAGAAGTCGGCGGCGCTCTACGGTCAGGAGGCATACGGATACGTTGACGGCTCCTATGTCGGTTACACGAGCGGCTACCTTACTTCCTCGTCCAGCAGTTGGAAGGAGGTCTGCTCCAAGAGCGGCACGGTGACGGTCAACAAGACAGCCGGGGCACGAAGCGTTCCCGTAACCGTCAAAACGCGAGTTTGCGTCATCGACGGCTACGGCTCCGTCACGTCGGACTACGTGTCGGCTACCACCTATGTTCCGATTGAGGGCATTACCATCTACGAACCCAACGAGCCGAGCGACCTGACAAACACCCGTGAGTCCGACAACAAGAACGTGCTGACGTGGGAATCTCCTTCGACCAGTGCCACTCAGCCTGTGTCTGCCGTCCTGATAGAACGCTCGGTTGATGGCGGAGCATGGTCTCAAATCGAAAGCGTAAGCGGAACATCAACCAGCTACAACGACACTTCGACATCTGCCGACCACAGCTATGCTTACCGCATCAGGTCGCAGAACAGTGAGGGCGAGTCCGATTACGTCACAAGCGGAACGACGTACAACACGCCATCCGCTCCTGCTGGCGTTACCGCATCGCGACTTGCGGAGACAACCGTAAAGCTGGAAATCGCCAACGCGGCGAACACGGCGACGGCGCTTGAAATCCAACGCTCCACCAACGGCGAAACCTGGGAAACGGTGGCAACCATCGAGGGTTCGCCTGTAACCGAAACGACGGACGAGCCGGGCGGCGGCACGTTCTACTACCGTGCGAGGAACAAGCGCGGCGATTTGGTTTCCGACTGGTCGCCCGTATCGAACGCGGTAGTCACCATCTGCGCACCTGCCGCACCTACGCTTAACGCACCTGCCTCCGGCATGGTCGTGAACAAGGCGCAGGAAACCATCGTCTTCGAGCATGCGCACAATCCTATTGACGGCTCAGGCCAGAGGGCGGCGCAATACCGATTCTCGACCGACAAGGGCACAACTTACGATTACATTGACATCGAGGGCAACGCTCAGAAGTTGGAGGTGGAAAACACCTTTGCGGTCAACGCTGAGGTTATGTGGGGAGTCCGCACGAAGGGCGCACATGATGACTGGGGCCCATGGTCTGACAACCGTGTGTTCTTTGTCTACCAGGCTCCATCTGTTGCGTTCGCGCAGCCTACGGACGGCTTCGTAGTCGAGAACACTCCGATTCACGTTGCGCTTCAGTACGGCGATGCAAGCGGCGTTCTCGCCAATGCCACGCTGCTCATCTCGTATGAGACCAGAACGGTCTACACCCGAAACATGGGAACAGCCATAGAGTGCGACATCATGGCAACCGAGTGGCTTCCCGACAACGGCAAGGTCTACACGCTGACGGTTCAGGCTCGGTCCTCATCCTCGCTTTCGGCCTCCGCTATCCGCGAAATCTCGGTTAACTTCGTCCTCCCGCAACCTGCGGGTGTTCATATCGAGAACGACCCCGAAACGGGCTACGCATCGCTGGTCGTCTACGTGGACGAAGCGGACGAAACGCTCGAGAAGCCCGCTTCCATCTCCATTTGGCGAGAGTCGAAAGACGAGCGAGTTCTTTTGGATGATGGATTACAAGCTGGCGCGGCGGTAGTTGACAGGTACGCACCGCTCAACACTGATTACCAGTACATCGTCAGCAGCTTTGCTGATTCTGGCGCAGCAAACTCGCAAGAGTTAGCAAACCGAGTCAACAGCCCATGGTGGTTCGTCTACTTCGATGATGGCATGGCGAAGGCCATGTGGGAGCCGTCTGGCAGCAGAACTTCTCGCCGCACGAAGGACGAGCTGATAGAGAGGGACGGCAGCGAATGGCCCGTTCTTATCCAAGGTAAGAACAAGTCCCATAAGGTCGAGTTCGCCGGATGGGTTGAAACCAAGGAGGAGGCCGATGCGTTCGATGATATGACCCTCGCATCCGGTGGCAAGGTTTACAAGGGGCTGAAGGGCGAGGTGTTCCACTGCCACGCCGAAGCCGACATCACCGACTCCTACGAGTACGGCGACGACTCCGCAGACGTGAAGGTATCCATCTCCCGCGTCAGGGGAGGTGCTTTGTAATGCCCAACTGGAAAGGCCCCCGCTACGAATCCGGATGGATTTACCGCCGCGTGTCGTGGGAGACATGGGAGGAGATGGAGCAGTACGATCAGGTCGACGGCGCGTCGTTCGACAAGTCGGTGAACGACTCGCTGAAAACGGGCGGCTCCATTTCCTATGACGAATCGGCACCAGATGAGGTTGACCTGCTCATCGCATACTACGAGTTCACCGACGAGAACGGCGAGCACGTGATGCACCCGGTAGCAACGGTTCAGGTCGAGGCTGAGTCGCCCGAGTTCCGATCCCTCGCGAACGGAACGACCGCGCAGAGCGGCACGCTCAAAGCCTACTCGGTGCTGAAGGTGCTTTCCGATATGAAGTGCCGAAAGACCGTGGTCATACCCGCTGGCACGAACGCCATTGCTAGGGCGGTCGAAATCGTGGAGGGTGCGGGGTTGCGAACCAACTCCCCATCCTCCAACTACGTCACGAAGAACGATAAGCCGTTCGAGCCAACAGACTCGTGGCTCACGGTGGTCAACTGGCTTCTTGACGCTGCCGGATACGCTTCGGCTTATGACGATGCGTTCGGCGTGGTTCAGATGACGCGCTACGTCGAGCCAACCGAAAGGCCGCTCGTTTGGGTGTTCCGAAACGATAACGAGTCCACCCTGGGGTTCGGCGTGGTCGAGGAGAACGATAGGCGTTCCATCCCGAACGTCTACACGGTGAACTACTCATCCGACACCGTATCTCTTTCGGCGACTGCGCGAAACGTAGACCCTACCAGCAGAGCATCGCTGCCGAGCAGGGGATGGCGCGAGAAGGGCGAGTCGGAAACCATCGAGGAACTTGAAGGCAGCACCGTTCAGGAAATGATCGAGAACCTGAAGGCCATTGCCATCAGCCGCATCAAATCCAAGTCATCGGAAATCAACAAGGCCAAGTTCAGCACGTTCTACGTTCCGGTCAACATCAACGACGCAGTGGGCGTGGATTACTCCGACAAGGTATGGCGCGGGTGCATCACCGACATGGGGATCACCGCGAACCCCGCAGGAGATACCGACATCGAAATCAGAAACTTCATCCACCACGACCTCAAAGTCGAGGTCGAGTGTGAAATCCTATGGGAGGTGAACGCTTAGTGTCAGACCAAATGCTAATCAAGGCAGCAGCCAGCTCCCTGCGTATCACCCCAGTGGAGAAGGACAAGAAGCCAGACCGTCATAAAGACGGAACGGTGAGAATCGTCAACTCGGACGGCACATACCTCGTCGCGCTTGACGAAGCACCCGAAACGCCGATTGCATGCGTGCCTTACTGCACGGCGATGGTCGGCGATAGGGTGGCTGTCGTTCTGAGATCAGACGGCGTTTACATGGCGATCGGTCGCTTGGGCGGCGACCTCGGCGGCGGAGACGAGGGGGAGGCAGCCGAGGCGATGACGACCTCGCAGGTAACGACTATATGGCAGAGCATCCCGTTCACCAACACGATCGTCCGCATAACCGACGATCAAATCGACAGCATCTACGAGGAGGAGTAGCCGATGGCAACAAAAGAATACCTAGACTTAGAGGGCCTGACGTACTTCAAGGAGAAGCAGGACCTTCAGAACGCATCAACCTATGCAACGACTTCCTACGTGAACACGCTCGTCGGCAGCAGCGTGGCAAGCGCGTACAAGTTCAAGGGGTCGAAGGACACCGTGGACTCACTGCCCTCAACCGGCAACACGGTCGGAGACGTCTGGAACGTCACCGCAACGGGCATGAACTACGCATGGGACGGCTCGGCGTGGGACGCGCTCGGAACAACGTATTCCGAAGCAACGGCAAGTGCCGCAGGTTTAATGTCTGCCGCAGACAAGGCAAAGCTGGACGGCGTGGCGGCAGGGGCAAACGCCTACACC